GCCTCTAGTTTGTAGTTCTCTGGAGGTAGTTAATAATTCATTCCTAATAATCCTAGCTTCATGTAGCTCATCTAAGGAGTCAATATCTACTGATGAGGGTACTGGCATCTCTCCGATGTAGCGTAAGCATAGATTAACAGCATCTAATAAAACCATGTTAATCCTTTTATATGTTTTGTATAGGTATAGTTTAGTAATTAGCTATTTTACTAAACACCTAACCCAAAAAGGGGCAACCTAAAGAGCAATAGGAGGGGAGCTACCCCTATACCCTAAAGCCCTAAAGATTACCCCCTTTAGGTTTGATTAGTTAGACTAGGCTGCTACGCCTGTATCACCACCAGCAATAGCACAAGCCATTGAAGGATTAAGTACACCCATCCCTAACCAGTAGAAGGTCTTAAGCAAGTCTTGACGAATCTTAGTAGGTAGTGGGTCAATGTCGGTCATAACTTCCATCAACTTAACAACACCTACACAGTCCTCAGTAAATACTAGAGCCTGTAAGTAACGAGTGTTAGTTTCACCTACGTCAACAGTAGTATCTACTGGTAAGTGATTACTATACATAATTTTAAGACCAGCAATCTCAACGATTGTACCTGCATCTACTCCACCGTTGCCACTTGTAAAGTCACGATGTACACCTTTAGAAGATTGTACAAGGTAGTTAAAGTTAGCTGGAGTAGTAACTACAACAGGGTCACCAGGTACATCTTTCTCTTTAAAGAGTGTGTTAGCCTCAAAGATAGCTGCAAAGAGTGCATCACCTTTAGCTTCCGGTGTAGCACCATTCACAATGTCATCATTGAATACTTCAGAACCATCAGGTTGCATAACCTCACCACCGATTGTACCAGAAGTCTGAGAAGCAACTAGAATCTCAGAGAATACTTCTTTGTCAATCTTAGTAGCAAGAGCCTCACCCATTTGCTTAGCAAGCTTAGCACGAGTGTCAAACGCTAGAATCTTCTCTTCAAGACGTGAGATAGAGAGTGCAACATATTGAGGCTGGTCAATAGTGATAACACGCTCTTTAACAGGAATAGCTGAAGTAGATACATCATCACCAATAGTGTATGCTCCACCAGCTGTATCAGCTAACTGTGCAATGATGGGAAAGTATGCGCTAGAGCCATTCTCAATAGTTTGGTTGTAAACCAGTTTTAGACCAATGTTCTTTCTGTCAAACGCTTCCATAACTAGCCCAGAGAAAACCTCTTTAGCTAGTGCCATATCCGCAGGATTACCACGAGTTCCCGTAGTATCTGTAATATTGTTTGCATTAATTGCCATTTGTATATCCTTAGTTTAATTTAGTTTTTTGATTGTCCTCATTGCTTATTTAATGTGTCCAAAGAGTTAAACACTATCGTTGTATCTCTTAGCTTTCTTCCAGTTGTCTCTTGGGTTCACTACGCATAGCTAATACCTTAAGGCTTTCATACTCACTAAATTAAACATTTACGCTATAATAGTAGCTGTCGACTATATCTACTATCATAACTCTCCTTTCCCCATAGGGGTAGTTAGGCTACACAGTAAAGGAGTAAAACCTGTATAGCCCTGATAACAAGCTACGTGTGCTCGCATTGACGTAGCGTAAGTATAGGTACTTAAATAGTACCTTTTTTCTTAGAAGCTAAGAATTTAGCATCAACCATAGCTGTAAACTTCTTATCCTTACCATAGTTAGGGTCTCTGACATCTTTCTGCCACTCTGTCTTACTACGATATGCTTTAATATCTCCACTAGCAGCTGAGTTACCCTCAACTCTCCTAGGTGGAGTTCCTTTACGTAGCTGTAGTGTTTCAACAGCAAACTTAGCTCTCTCTACTGAGCCTGACATCAAGTCCTCATTAAGACGCTGGGCAGTGGTTTGATCTAAATTCTGACTTGCCCATGTGATAAGTTCAGTATAAGCTTCTTCACCTCCTGCTACATTATAGATTTGTTGTGTAAATAATTGCTCTCTAGCCTTAGCTCCCTCAATGTAGAGGTCTACTACTTCTTTAGATAAGCCTTTGCCTTCTAACTCTTTGTAATGTTCGTCAGTTAGAGCACCTTGTGATAAGTAAGCCTCTTCGTACTTCGTAAAATCTTTAGGTGAAAGTATTGCATTTACTTTATCCTCTACTTCAGAATTACTTTGTTCTTTTTCAGAAGTATCTTTCTTATTTTCCTCTTGTGGAGGCTCAGATGAAGTATTCTTCTCTGATAGCTTCTTCTCTAACTCTGTATAAGCTTTTACAACATCCTCTAGTGACTTACCTTGAAACTTCTCAGGAATCTCTATTTGCTCCTCTTTTGGGGAACCATCATCATTATATTTACTATCAGCATATTGCTCAGTAGTGCCTCTGGCTCTAGCTAAGGCTGATTGTTCCTCAGGGCTAAGGTTAGCTTCTAGGCTTACTTGTTCTTCAGCCATTACTTACCTCCTGTTGTCTTTGCCTTAGGTGTAGCTTCAGTTTCCTTTTCAGCCTTAATCTTTGTCTTAGATGTAGCTTCAGCTTCCATTTCAGCCTTAATCTGTGCTTTAAGTGTATCTATAAAACCACTAGACATAATTTCTTTTTCTACATCTCTACGGGCTTCAGCCTTAACACGAGCTAGCTCCTCTTGGTACTTACTTGTTTGACCAGTAATGTTACGTGTATTCTTTCCATTCTCTTTCTTCTTGTCTCGTAGTACATAATCTGAATCACTAAGTGTTAGTTTGTTACCACTATTACGATTCTTTAGTTTACCTACACTGTTTACTTCAATACTCATTAACTCTCCTTTTATTGTTTACATATACATGGTATTTTTAGGTTACCAGCTATCACATAGCCCTTACCTTGGCATGTTTTACATACCTTGTTGTTGTCCGCCATTTACTAAAGCCTTTCCACCTTCTTGTCCAACAGCTTGTGCTAATGCTCCCCCACCTTGTGCTAATAACTGTTGCTCTTGCATAGCCTGAGCTTCAGCCTGTTGCTGTTCTTTGGTTTTAATATATCTACCACTTGGGAGGTTACTAGCTACTGTAATATCTTCAATGTAGTTATCTACATTAAACCTAGTCTTAATAGCTTCCTGTAACACAGGTGTTTCTTGAATTAACATAGAGAACTGTCTAAGCTTCTGTAAGTCATTATTACGCCCTAGGGCTTCTATACCTGTAATAGGAATAAACTCAAAGCCCTCTGTATCTACCTCTGGTAAACTATTTAATACTAGTCTAGCTAGAGGTACTTGAAACTCTTGTGCAAACACACTATAAACACCACCTAGAGATTGTTCTAGGTCTTGTGCCATATACTGAATCTCCGTAGCTGTAGTTCTCTCACTTTGACGAACTGCACTTGAAGCTACTAGGAAAGCCTGTTCTAAACGTCTAGTAGTTGCCTCAATAATATGCATCACTAATTGTAAGTCATTATGCTTCTCTACTCTAGCTACTGTGAGTTCATTATCAAAGTCAGCAAAGATAGCTTGACCGTTCTGTGCATTGTTAAACTCATACATATCAATTTGACTGCCCGGCTTAATACCAAACACAGTCTTACCAGCAATACTAGCTGATTCTAATAGTAATTGATATGCACCCTCTAATGTAATTAAGTCACTTTTATGTTGAGAACAATGCCCTACACCATAGTTATGACCATTAACACTTGTCCATCGTAATGGAATATAAGGAAATGTTTCTCTACTATAAGTAGCTAATGAATCCTCAATATAGTTATCTTCAATATATTGATATTCATACCAAGTACCCATCTTAAGGACAGCCCTTGTATAGAGTACAACATCCTCTGCTTCATCACTAATATCTAAGTCTAAAGCAGTTACAATATCCTCATCAAGTGTATTAGGGTTTACTGTTTCTCTAGTTACAATCTCAATAGGATTACCTCTATAATCTCTGTTAATAACATAGTTATCTAAACGATATGTCTTAAGACCTTTATCTAGTCTATTCTGTGGTTCTATCTTAACAGCTAAGGCATTACCTGTAACAACTAATGATTTAAATAGTTCTACTACAGGCACTGCTAGGTACTCACTAGCAATCTTCTTTTGTGCTAGGTTCTCAATAGCTACTGCTATACGATTAGCTTGTACTAATGCTTCCTCTCCCTGTTGTTCTAACAAGTCCCTTGTGTCTTCATCAGGTGTTAACCTAAAGAATGGAGTATTAGGTGGTAGCATAGTGAAAGCTAGTTTATTAGCTAAGTTATTTACTAACCTTGCCCCTACATTCTGGTAGGGATTATCTAAGATTGTATTCTCTTTATGAGCATCAGGAGGCAGTAGATAAGGTAAGGTTAACGCAGCACATGCCCTTGCCTCATCTAATACTGTACTCCTATCACCATCTAGTGCCTCAAACCTTGCCTTAGCTGAAACCTCAACTATATCTTGTTCGTTAATGTTTACAGCCATTTATGCTCCTTATGCTGTCCCTACATTACTACCTGATGCAGATCCAAGTGGTATTTGGAGGCTCTTAGCACCTTGTGTCATAGCTTTACGGGTACGCTTCTCTTCTTCTTCATCTGTGAACTCCTCCATAGTTGCTTCATCGAACCCTTTCTCTCCTGCTGCCATAGGAGTAGAAGGAGCACTAGGGGCTGGAGGTGGAGTAGCAGGTACTTCAATAACCCGAGGAGCACCTTTACCACCCCCACCATAGCACTCAACAAAGACACTCTCTAATGACTTCATCAACCCTAATGTATCCTCAAACCATGATGTATCCTCATAAATACCAATCTTGTTACGTACAAGATGACTCCTTAAATTAACCATATATCCTCCTAAGTAAATTTTAATCTTTTCATGTATCTCTCATAAGTAGGTTTAAACTTTTCCATATCATAATAATATGACCTACTAAACTCTTCCCCCTGTGTATGTCTTGTATTGTTTATATTACTAGACCCTATTAGTGTAGTACCAATCACGTTATAACCTAGTATTAGAGATACATGAGCACAAGTAGCAAACAGTGCTACTGTAACATCAGTACCCCTATACTCAGGAGCTACATACATATAGTCAACTACTAAATGAGGAGTAGTCATACCATATTGGTCGTTAATAGTCATAGTCATAAAACCAGCTAACTCTCCCTCCTTTAATACGTAGTAAATATAATTGTTGTAATCTAGCATAGACAACACCATATCATAAGCAGTCTCCATATTACCTACCATAACCTCAGGGTGTCTTTCCTGAAAGTAGTCATAAACTAAGAAAGCTACTCCTATTTTATCAGAGTAAGGACTACTTTTCTCTAGTAGCTTTACTTCTATTTCTTTCTTCATGTTCAATTACTCCTTTAATGTAATCGATAACTAACTGACTGCCTTGTAACATTCTAATTTCATCAATAGTAATATTTTTACTTTTGGGTAACTTATTAGGAAACCTCTCAGATAACAACTCTAATAGATACTCTAATTCAATACTCATTTATTCTCCTTTTAGGGTATATATGTATACTCCCCCTCCCTCATTTATCTTTTCCCTTCCCCCTCTTACGTCCAACTTAAAGGTTACTTTAAGGTAATAGTGGATGAAGCCCTAAACTAAGGGATTCCAGAGGTCTATAAAGAAATCACCATTTTCATCACATTTTAGCTGGTGCATAGAGGCTAATCTAGCTTGTGTTAGTAGGTAACTTTCTACTTCTTCTTCACTACCTTCCATAACACTATTGGCTATCTTTTTTACAGCTTCCCAATATGCTTTCTCTAAGTCCTCTAAACTATAACCTTCTTCCATATCTTCTTCCACTTTATCTAGTAGTTTATTAGCCTTAACTTTACCAATACCAGGTACACCCTTATAACCATCAGTAGTATCACCAGCTAATACCTGAAAATAAAAGAATCTAATAGCTTCCTTTTCAGTAACTTTAACGATAGTCCCTTCATTATAATTAAAATGACTCCCCACTGTTTGATATAATACATCTTTATCAATAGCACATAGGAAATAGTCATCAGGTTTAGCAGTCTTTAAATATACTACCATATCATCAGCTTCAAACCCATCTGCTACGTTAGCATCATATTTATGCAATAGATATAGCTTAAGTCTATCATAATCAGTAGGTTTACGACTAAGCACACGATTATGTTTGTAATCATCCACTACATCGTGTCTAAAGTTGTTCGACCCTGTAAGCCATAACTCCACTTCTTCACAACCTGTCTTGAACCTAATGTTCTCTATAAGACCATCAATGGCATTCTTACAGGTTTGTAGGTCAGAGGTGATAGAAACACCATCACCATCCCCCCAATCTGTTTTCTCTTCAAATGTAAAGCCTACCTTATAAAGTAAGCTATCCGCATCCACAAGTGCTACTGGCATTACTACTCCTCCTTACGGTCATTCATCACTTTAAAACAAGACTCAATAGTTTCTTCCATCTCATATTCTATCTCTTGACAAGCATTCCTAATAACCTCATTACTATACCCCTCCATAAGCATAGCCATCCTGAAAGCATGTAGGTAGCCTGTACCAGTAGCACCATCATCAATAGTAATAGTAGCTTCTATAGTAAATGGATGTTCTTCCCACTGTTCTGTTTGTACTTTTATAGTTGTCATTATAACTCCTTTCAAAATACATCATTTAAGCCCCCTAGGAGGCTCTACAATCGATTATCTCTTGTTAGACGTATGATTACCCTCATAGAGCTTATCGTGCCTTTAAGAGGCTCTTACGCAAATACTAATTGTGTTGGTAATATATCTTTACAAAACCAAGCAACACCAAAATGTGGTGAGCCTTTACCAGTGAAGTCTATCCGTTTACCTAATACCAAAAGCTCTATCCCATTCCTAAATAATCTAGCTCTCCTCTGTCCCTGAAGAGCACTAACTGGTAATAGTAAAGCAAATGGTTTGTTTAAATTATAACACTTCTCAATAAACTTATCTTTTTTTGAATATGGTGGGTTTGTGATAATACAATCAAAGTCACTAAAGGTATCTGTTAAAAAGTCTCTACCCTCACTAGATTTACATGTAAAACCATTCTCATTTAGATGCTCTACAATACTACCACTTATACCGCTCGTACAATCATAGTAAACTGTAGTAGTATTTAAGTAAGGTAGTAGTGGTAATAGTGCCTCTTGTGGTGTATAACATTCATCACTATGTTCATTATTTCCTGTTGTTTTTAACATATTTAAATTACTACTTGCCATCATCTACTCTTCAACAAACTCTTACGCTTCTCTACTGAGTTCTCTACGTATCTACTACTAGACCAACCTTTACAGCTCTTACATTGGTATCTCTGATATTTACCAACATTAGTAGTATAAAAACCCCTACGCTCTAACTTAGTAGAAGCACACTTAGGACACCTCATAGTTTCCTCATCGTCCTCTACGTTAATGTTAGGGTGTCTAGTATCCCAAGGGCGTAGTTTATTATATACTTCCTCTAATACCTCTACGTCTAAGATGTTGTACTTCTTCATCTCAGCCCATGCTTCCTCATTACCATCCATACATTCTTTCCATAACTTAAAGCCATTGAACTTTCTATCTTTTAACTTAGTAAGGTCACAGTTAAGCT